GAGATCAGCGTGCGCCCGCAGAAGTCCGCGGCAGACGGATCACACGCTCCGGCCGGCATCGATCGGCGGTTCCACGCCGGTTAGGAAGGAAGCCGCTTCGAAGGCCGGACAAAGCGCGGCTGCAGCGACGTCGGCGGGGTTCGGTCAAGTGTCCGATCGAAACGGAATCGAAATATTTCCGTCTGTTCGCCGACTTGTCGGTGTGTAGTCTCGGCGCCGATCGGCGTGATAGGTCGCAGAGCGCTGTCAGCGCTGGGGGAGCAGCATGCGCTGCCGATTGGCAGCACGGAGCTGCCGAGCCTACCGGAAGCCCCTGGAAGTCAGGGGAACTCCCTGCAACAGGAATGCGACATGGAGACCGCGCGTTCGCCAACGTGGCGACGCCTCAATCACCGAATTTTCTAAAGAGTTTGAATGGCTGGGGAACCTGGAACATAATCCAAGTCTCATTAAGCCCTTGTCATCTTTAGAACTATCTGAATTTGTTGCCTTTTTCAAACGAAATTGCTACACTGGGATGCTACACTGATCCCTTCCGAATGGTCTTCAAATTGGCTCGAATTTCCTACCTCACCCGGCGCGGCTCCTCCTATTACGCTCGCATGAAAGTCCCGGCCGAACTCGCAGCAGTCGTCGGCCGAAACGAACTGACGAAGGCGCTCGGCACGAAGGACGAGAACGAGGCCAAGCGCCGACTGTGGCCTGTTATAGAGGGATGGCGGACGCAACTCGACGACGTGTCGCGGCGGCGGACTTTGACCGACGATGATCGTGCGGCAGCACCATGGGCGCACTACGAAGGCACCCTCGATCGCGACGACGCCAGTCGCGCGGCGAGGCCGACGCCAGACAAGATCGACGCGGCGACGCGATCCCTCTTCGCCAATGCCGGCACGATCGACGCCAGCGATCCGCTCGCCATGCTGGACGCCACCATAGAGGTAAAGGCGATGCACAGCGCGGGCGCACTCGACGCCAAGCTGAGACAGGCGAAGGCTGCTGATCTCCGCAAGCACCTCGTCTCTGGCGAACTTGCCCTTGTCCGGCACGAGATCGACGAGTTTGCCCTCAAACATGATCTCATCATCCCGCGCGGATCGCCGGAAGAGGCCGACATAGGCCGGCGCATGATCCGTGCCGAGATCGAGGCGCTTGAGCGCACCTTCGAACGCGACCGGGGCGATTACGGCGGCACCCCGCGCGACCCGATCGTGAAGCCGGCGACGACGCAGGTTCGCGAGCGCGCCAAACCGGGTGAGACGGTCCCGGAACTCTTCGAAGCGTATGCGCGCGACAATCCGAAGGGCATCGCGGCGGACACGTTGAACCAAGCCCGGCGCGACATTAGCACCTTCCTCGATCTTCACGGCCGGACTCTTCCCGTTCGCCGGATCGACCGCAAGGCCATTCGCGAATGGAAGGCGCTCCTTCGCGAGTATCCCGTGAAGGCGACGGAAACGAAGGCGTTCGCCGGCATGGGTTTTGCGCAGATCATCCGGGCGAACAAGGAAGTTGGGAAGCCGGTGATCACGCCCCGCACGGTCAATCGATACCTCGCGAGCATGGGCGCCTTCTGCCAATGGCTCGTCATCAACGGCTATCTCGACGCGAACCCGACGGCCGATATGTCGCTGCCGAAGTCGAAGAGTCGCACGACGAGGCCCTTCACGACCGAAGAGCTAAAGACCTTGTTCGCCTCGCCACTCTTCACCGGCTGCCAATCGGCCGACGAATGGCGCGACATGGCGAAGCCCGGCAACATTCGGATCGACGATCATCGCTACTGGTTGCCGCTGGTCATGCTCTACAGCGGCGCGCGACCGGCCGAAATTGCGCAGCTCGAAATCGCCGACGTGCGGCAACAGCACGGCCACTGGATCATGCACATCACCACAGAAGGCGGCAACGGTAAGAGCGTCAAAACTGACGGGTCTATGCGCGTCGTCCCGGTTCACTCCGAACTCGTTCGGCTGGGCTTCATCGCCTACCGCGACCGGATGGCTGCGGAAGGCCAGACCCGGCTTTTCCCAGAAGCGAAGCGCAACAGCCGAGGCCAGATGATCGCGGAATTCTCACGAGAGTTCGGGCGCTATCTCGAACGCATCGAGTTGAAGAAAGGGCGCGGCCTTTCGCTCTACTCATTCCGCCATGGCGTTGCGGATGCACTTCGCCGCGCCGGGCGTCTCGACGAGGAATTCGGCTTCATTCTGGGACACGTGAAGGGCAGCATGACCGGGCGTTATGGGCAGCTGCCGCAGGGGATGCTTGAACAGCGCGTGGCTTTGATTGAGTCGATCGTTTACGAGAGGCTTGATCTCAATTAATCTAGATTTGGAAATTCTGCAGCATAGCAACTCTCGCCGAAACCAGCTGCTTCTTTTTGTATTCAACGAGATAAAATTGATATACGTAGGGGAGAATTGGATGACGAATCTGAAGGACGGGAGAGACCATCATTGGTGGCCAAAAAGTCTCTCAAAAAACTGGTCATCCGACCCTGACAATAAAATCAATACCATATCACACAGAGGATATGAGAAACGTTACTCACCAAAGGCCATCGGCAAGACATATGATGGACACAATATAATCTTTCACAGTATCTGGGATTCATCGTTCGAACGTAAATTTGATCGTTCTGACAACGACTTCCCCGAGCTTACAAGATGGCTTCTATCGGCGGTGAGCGATGTCAGAGAAGGGCCGAAGCCGCTGCAGCATGATGAACACCAGTTGAAAATGCTGGCAGTCTGCCTTTCGTCGTTAGTTGCGCGGAACCCGACTATTCGAAACACGATCTCTTTGACGATCGAAAGTTATGGCCTTACCTCAAGTAATAATTTGATTGCAGCCAATTTGGCAAATTTGCATGATTTTTTCGCACCTCAGATCGAAAACGGGGGGAAATTTGCGATTTTTTTTGACAAGGCAGGATCGTTTATATTCGGCGATGGGTTTCTACATAATTTTCCTGCCACCCAACTTACTCTGTCGGATTCACATCTATTAGTTCCCATTAGTCCAAACATCGTGGTTATGTGGTTCCGGCCGACAAGATATAGGACTTACCCAAAGATAATTGGCATATCTGGGGATATTGAAGATATAGAATTTATTAACGAGAGCATTCAAGTGTATTCCTCAGAATACATTTATTATAAAGAAATTCGTCCAACGGTTTTGAATATATTTTCTGCCGGCAAGCATCAATGTTACCCATACCACAAGCCGCCCTACCTCGAATATATGATGCAGAAGGTTCTCGACTATCGGCCGAACTAGCAGAATAGGTGGCGTCTGCCCCAGACCGCCAAAGGATGCCAGTTCGTAGCCCTATGAAAATATCCCTAGAATTGTAGGATTATTTGCTTGCGCAGCGATTCGCGCCATGAGACAATATTACCAAGTCAAAGAGCTTGGATTGCTTCATGCGCCTGTCGGCGATCAAGGAGAAGATTGGTAGATTCCTCGCGCCTGTCGAGACGAAGAGCGTAATTTCGCCCTCCGGCTTCTTCGGTCTGGAGGACTTCCTTGTTCCGAATACGATCGCCGGGCCGTCGATCACGGCGCGAACCGCGATGCGCGTCCCGGCCGTCTCGGCTGCCGTCTCGCTGATCTCTTCGTCACTTGGCACCTTGCCGGCGAAAGTCTATGCGCGCGGCGACGAGGCGAAAGCTATTGCGACGGATCATCCCGCCTATCGCCTTGTGCATGGCAAGGCAAACGAATGGACGGCAGCCGGCGCACTTCGCTCGCAGCTGACGCAGGACGCGCTTCTTACCGGCAACGGCTATGCGATCGTTTCCCGCGTTGACGACGGCCGTCCCTCCGAACTCTTCCGCGTCGATCCCGCCGCGATGTCCGTCGAGGCCGATGCCTTCGGCGCCCCGTCCTACAGTCTCACCACGACGGGCGGCGTTCGCCGCTTCGGCTTCCACGACGTGCTTCATCTTCGCGCCCTGACGAGCTTCGACGCACTGAAGGGTGAAGCGCCGATCGCGCTTGCCCGCGAAGCCATCGCCACCCTCGCCGTCATGGAAGAGCATGGTTCGCGGCTCTTCCGCGACGGTGCGCGTCCTTCGGCAGCCGTGACCTACCCGCCCGATGCATCCCGTCCGATGCCGGGGCAGGATCATTCGACGGCCCGGACTAATCTCATTAAGGCTGCCAAACTTGGCCTCCAGGGCGTCGATGCCTCCGGGAAGCTCGCCGTCTTCTTCGACGGTGCGCAGTTCACGCCGTTTGCGTTCTCTTCGACCGATGCACAGTTTGCCGAACTTCGCCGCTTCGCAATCGACGAAATCGCCCGCGTCTTCCGCGTCCCGCCGCACATGCTCTTCGAAATGGGCCGAGCGACGTGGGGTAACTCTGAAGAGATGGGCGCGACGTTCGTTCGCTACACGCTTCTTCCGTGGATTGAGGCTTGGCAGGACGCCTATTCCCGCGTTCTTCTCGATCCCGACGAGGGCGATGCCTTCTCGATCGAGTTCATCGTTGACGACCTTCTCCGGGCCGATACGGCAACCCGCTTCTCCGCATATTCGCAGGCCATCGCCGCGCGCATCCTGAACCCGAACGAAGTCCGGGCGATGGAAAACCGCGCGCCCTATGACGGCGGCGACGAGTTTCTGAACCCCAACACGACGAGCAATCCGAATGGCTAAGGCTGCCAACACCAAGGCGGCGCCCGCCTTCGAACTCACCTCGCTTCTTCTCGATCCGATCACCCGTGCCGTTCACGCCCGCTTCCTCGTCGAGGGGCAGGATGGGCTTTCGGTGATTGTCGAGACCGATGCCGGCGACGATGCGCGCGCGGCCGTTCGCACCGCGCTTCAGGCCGCACTGAACGCGATGCCGGCATGAACCCCGTTCGCCAGTTCTTCGGCGATGCCGAGCGCGACTTTGCCCTGTCTGAAACGCTCGTCGTCGAGATTGAGCGCAAGGCCGGCGTCGGCATCGGCTCTTTCTGGAAACGCCTGATGTCGGGCGACTACTTCCTTGCCGATCCCTTCGAAGTCGTCCGGCTCGCCCTCGTCGGCGGCGGCACCGATCCGCAGGAAGCAAAGGCCCTCGTCGAGACCTACGCCCGGCCGCGCCCGGTTCAGGAAACCGTGCTTCTCGCGCTCGAAATCCTCGGCACCTTCCTCGTCGGCGTCGATAGCGAAGAGGCCGGCGCGTGACGATCGAGCATATCGAGTGCAAGGCCGCGATCACGGTCGACGAGGAAGGCACGATCGAAGTTCTCGCTTGGCCGTTCGGTTCACCCGATGTCGTCGGCGACATGATCGAGCCGACTGCCGAGATCAAGATTGCCTCGCCACTCCCGGCACTCTGGCACCATGACCCCTCGAAGCCGATCGGCGTTTGGGACCGCGTCGAGATCACCGCACGCGGCATCGAAGCGAAAGGCCGGCTTCTTCTCGACGGCGAACGCGCCCGCGCCGTGCGCACCCTCATTCTCGATAAGGGCGCTTCCGGCGTCTCGATCGGCTTCAACGAAACCAAAGCAACCCGCCGCAATCCGCGCGGCCGAACCATTCACGGGCTGACTCTTCGCGAGATCAGCGTGACCCCGACCCCGTGCCATCCCGGCGCGACGGTTCTGACTGCCAAAGCCATCCCGGCAACTTCTGAAGGATCTTCATTGGAAAACGAAACGACCGAAGCCGCGCCGGATAGCGCGGCAATCACCGCGCTCGAAAGCCGCCTTGCGGCCGTCGAGAAGAAGTCCCTCGATCGGCTCGACAAGATCGAGGCCAAGCTTGCCCGCCCGGCGATCGTCACCAGCACCACCGACGAGCCTGTCGAGCGCAAAGCCTTCGCCAATTATCTTCGCGTCGGCGCCCGCGACATGGACCCCGTCGAGAAGAAGGCGCTGAGCGTCAGCACCGACACGTCGGGCGGCTACCTCGCACCGGAACAGTTCACGCTCGACTTCATCCGCGACCTGGTGCCGTTCTCGCCGATCCGCGCCATCGCCGATGTTCGGTCCACCAATTCGCACAGTGTCACGATGCCGAAGCGCACCGCGATCACCAATGCGAAATGGAAGGGCGAAGCCGCGACGATGGAGCGTTCCGAGCCGGCATTCGACCAGCTGGAAATCACCGTCAAGGAACTCACCACCGAAGTCGTCGTGAACAACCAGCTGATCGAGGACAGCCGCGCCGACGTTGACGCGGAAGTGCGCCTTGCCCTGTCGGAAGACTTCGGCGCGAAAGAGTCGCTGGCCTTCGTCAACGGCGTGGGTGGATTGGAGCCGGACGGCTTCATGAAGAATACGGACATCGCCGCGACCTTGAACGGTCACGCGACGAACCTTTCGGCCGATGCCCTGATCAAACTCATGTATGCGATGCCGGCGACCTACCGGAACCGTGGCACATGGGTGCTGAACGGCACCACGCTTGCGGCGATCCGCACGCTGAAGGACACGACCGGCTCTTACATCTGGCAGCCGAGCTATCAAGCCGGGCAGCCGGAAAGCATCCTTGGCCGGCCCGTGGTCGAAGCCGAGCACATGCCGGACCTCGCGGCCAACGCGACCCCGATCATGTTCGGCGACTTCAAGACCGCTTATCGGATTTACGACCGGCTCGACCTGTCGATTTTCGTCAACCCGTATCTTCTCGCCAGCAATCGCCAGACGGTGTTTCACGCATTCCGCCGCGTCGGCGCGGGCGTGGTTCAGCCGAAGGCGCTTCGCGGCCTGAAGATGGCAACGGCGTAAGGGGCGGACCATGGCAAAGGTTGGTAAAGGCACCAAGCTCTTCGTCGGCCCCGCCGCGACCGTTCAGAACCCGGCGCTTGCGGCCTATACGGCCGTCACCGGCACGAGTTGGAAGCAGGTCGCCAAGCTGAAGGAATTCGGCGAGATCGGCGAAGGCTCGCGTGAAGTCGTCAAGGACGAACTTCTCGACGAGGACAACGTGTCGAAGTTCAAGGGCGTCAACGATCCGGGCTCGACGACCGTCAAGGTTCAGCGCGAACCGGCCGACGCAGGCCAGCTTGCGATGAAGGCAGCGGTTCAGACGGACGCGCCGCTTCTTTTCAAGCTCGTCTATTCGGACGGTGCGACGCAGTATTTCGCCGCGCTCGTCGTCTCGGCGAAGAACGAAGCGTCGGGTGCGAACGACGTCATGATGACCTCGTTCGAACTCGAATACACCGGCACCGTCGCCGAACAGGCGGCAGCGTAACCATGTCGCGGCTCGCAATAGAAAATCAGCGGATCACGCTCGACGCGACCCTCGTCGAGTGCAGGCCGACGTTGCGGGCCGCGATCCGCTTGGGGCGTCTCTATGGCGCCCCGAGTGCAATGCTGCGGTCGATCGCCGAAGGCTCGATCACCGTTCTTTCGGACGTGATCCGCGAATGCGCGATCGACCGGCCGAGCGTTCCCGATCCTCTCTTCGAAACAGGAACGGCGGGCATCTACCGCAACATTGCGGCGCTTCAGGCACCGGCCGCGCAGCTTGTCTATGATCTCGCTGGTTTCGATCCGCTCGACGACCTTGAAGACGAGGCCGACGAGGAGGAGAACGAAGAGCCGAGTGACGATGCGCCGGCATCGAAGCCCGTCACCTTCGTCGAGCGCATGACGAACCTCTTCGGCTTCGCGACTGGCATCCTTCGTTGGACGCCCGAAGAGGCATTCGACGCCACCCCTTCCGAGATCATCGCGGCCTATCGCTTTCGCGAGCGCTCCTATGCGCCGAAGAAGGACGAACCGAAAGGCGACACCGCCATTCGCGTCGGCTTTGCGGACCTTCAGGATAAATTCGTCGGGAAGGAAGCGGCCAATGCCGCATAAACCGGCCCGCCTTTGCGCCTGCGGCTACAAGGTCGCGGCCGACGTGCTTTGCGCATGTCAGACAAAGCGCGCCCGCGAACGTAAGGCCCGCTTCGACGCCCGGCGACCCTCGTCGAGCGAACGCGGCTATGACCGGGCATGGCAGAGGGCCAGTGCTGAATACCGGCGCGCCAATCCGACGTGTCGCCGCTGCGGCGCACCCGCGACCCTTGTCGATCATATCGAGCCGCATCGGGGCAACATGCGCCTCTTCTGGAACCGGGCGAATTGGCAGCCGCTTTGCACCGCTTGCCATAGCGGCGCAAAGCAGGCCGAAGAGAAGGCTCGATAAAAATGATTAGTTCAACGAATTCAATCGCCCGAAATATTTCATATGAACCGCAAATTAGCGAAATAATTGATCGATTTTCCGAGCATTATTGCGCAGAACGAGATGACCCTAGTGGAATCATCTTGGGTTTACGTGGTGCTCCAATTTTTCTTTCGATGCTATTCATTTCAGTAATGATCTTGCTCGCGCAATCTATAATGATCCCCGCCACAAAAACGGCGCATCCTGTAATAATTACACTATCAGCAATGGAAACCAGATGAAGATTTGCGATAGCACCAAATCCTCGCCCCGTATCAACACCAACTCCGAAAAGCAAAAACGCCCACCCTGCCGCAGCAATACACAACCCGGTCAGTGTGAGAGGATGATTGAACATGGAATTTCCTCACTTCGATTCTACAACGACACTTCGATACCCAAAATGAGCAGCGCTGCAAACGTTGAAGTCGCGCTTTTCAACCGACTTTTCCTTAGCTGATGACCCTCGCCACGTTTACCCCGCCGATCACGCCCTCGATCGGCATGACGGATAAGCCGGAAGTCAATGTGACCCGTGCTGACTTCGGCGACGGCTATTCGCAGGCCATGCCGAACGGTCTCAACCATGTCCGGCGCGTCGTCACCCTCCGATGGAATATGCTGGCACTCGACGAGGCACAGGCAATCATCGCCTTCTTCAAGGCACACCGCGGCGTCGATCCATTCTATTACCGCATCCCGCGCGAACCGGCCCCGCTGAAGTGGACGTGCGAGGATTGGCCTTCATCGCGCGGCACGGGCGGTTACACCTCGATCGAGGCAACGCTTCGTCAGAGCTTCGACCTGCGATCATGAGTGAAGGCGATGCAGAGCGGGCGCTTTGGGTGAAGGTGATCTTTCAGCACATGGAAGATGCAACGTCGATGTCGCCTTTCTATGCCGGTGACACACCGAATCTTCGGCACCTTGTCCGCCTGAAGGCGCGAACATGGCTTCTAATGCCGAATGATGGTTTCCGCGAAGTCTGCGATCTCGCCGGGCTCGATCATCAAGCCGTTCGGGAAGTCGCACGAGAACAGATCGCGGCATTCGAACGCGACAACGCCGATGCTCTTCGCGAGCGGGCGACCGCGATCAGTGAAGATCAGCCGCCGAAGCCTAAGCGCGCCATCCGCACCGGGGGCGGGTCGGCAATTTTGACCAACAAGCACAAGACCGGCGGATTTCCCTCCGTTCACGACTGTCTCTAAATAGGATTATTTATGTGTCTCTTAAATCCGGCAGATGATCCGCGACATAGTCGTGTCATTTGGGTTGTAACCAATACGTGTTCCCGAAAATCTCTCATCGGTGACCACGAAATTCTTAATGAGATTGACGTGATAAGGTCTGAAACCCACGCCGCTCCCGCCAGAGATTTGCCAGGCACTGAGAGTCAAAGTTCCGGCAGCGCTATTAAATCCCAGAAGATGAGGCTCGACAACACGATCGTCTGGCTGCGATCTCGGATACCAGAACCTGAGAAGGAAGCGCTCACGTATCGCCTCACATATTTGATCTTGAACGTTCATCTGAGATTCTCCCGATTTCGTCCAGTAGAATCCCGATGCCCGTATTCGCGCAACTTACGATGGGCCAATTGTGGAGGCTTATCCACATGAGCGTCACGGTTTCCGACCTCAAATCTCATCTGAACCTCGATACCGTCGAGGATGACGCGCTTCTGTCGAGGAAGATCGCAGCGGCGAAGGCATGGATTGCTTCGTATACAGGCACGCCTTTCCCTGAAACCGATACGCCGGCCGATCTCGACGAAGCGGTGCTTCAGCTGGCAACGCACTTCTACGAACATCGCGGCGACGAGGCCGAAGCCGACATTCCCGCGACGGTGCGCAGCTTGTGCGCCGGTTCCTATGTGTTCGCCTTCTGAATGGCGCGCTCGTCTTCCCAGCTGGCGCGCCTTTCCAAGCGCTTTGAAGCGGTTCCGAAGGCCGTCAAGGCTGCCGTCGAAAAGGCCGTTGAACAGTGCGCCGAAGAACTCGTCGCGCTGGCGACGACGCTCGCGCCTGAAGATCGCGGCGACCTGAAAGAGTCGATCCGCGTCGAGGCCGGCGAGCATGATCTTGCCCGCAAGATTGTCGCTGGCGATCAAGACGCCTTTTATGCCCGATGGGTCGAATTCGGCACCGTCGATCAGCCGGCACAGGCCTTCCTCTTCCCGGCCTATCGTTTGCTTCGCGAGAAGTTCAAGCGCCGGATCGACCGCGCGGCGCGCAAGGCGATTCAGGAAGCGTGGGCACGATGATCGCCGAACCGTCCCTCGCTCTTCAGAAGGCTATCCGGCGCGCCCTCGTCACATCGGCGGACGTGACGAACCTTGTTCCCGCGCGCTCGATCATCGACGGCATGCGCCGGCCCGACGATTTCCCGTCGATCATCATCGGCGATGGGCAGACCGTCAATGAAGGCCTGAACTTCAGCCGCAGCATGATCCGCGTTCATCTCGATCTTCATACCTGGACGAAGGGCGAAGCGCTCGCCGACACAAAGCAGATCGTCGGTGCGGTGACGGCCGCGCTCGACGAGGAACCCGCCGTCGAGGGCGTCGAGCTTGTCGATTTTCTGCTTTCTGGCACTCGCTACCTTCGCGATCCTTCTGGCGAATTCGGACACGCCGTCGTCAGTGTCGAAGCCCTCGTCGAGGTGCGCACATGATCCGCGCCGGCAAGCTCGATCGTCGCATCACCATCGAACGGGAAAGCGAGACTGTAGACGATGCCGGCCGCGTGACGCGCGCATGGGCACCGATCGGTTCGCTTCGCGCCGAGATCGTCCGGCTGTCGACGGGCGAATTCCTGAAGGGCTTCGGCGAGGAAGCGACGACGGGCATCGTGTTCCGCACCCGCTTCTTTGCCGACATCACCACGGCCGACCGGATCGCCTTCGACGGCGACGCCTTCAACGTGCGCGAAATCGTCGAGATCGGCCGTCGTCGGGGCCTTGAAATCCGTTGTGAGGCGCCGGAATGAGGGGCAGGAAACCGACCTCGATCGCGCCCGGCACCGCTGCCGTTGCCGACATCCCGAAGGCACCGGCTGTCTTGTCGCGCGAAGGCAAAGCCGAATGGAAGCGTATCGCCGCGATCCTCGTCGAGCGGCGCATTCTCACTGAAGCCGATCTCGGCATCCTCGAAGCCTATTGCATGGCCTTCAGCCGCATTCGCGAAGCCGAACGCATCATTGCGCGCGACGGACAGACGACTGTGAACGCCAAGGGCGAACACAAGCGGCACCCGGCTTCCTCGCTTCAGGATGCCTCGATCAAGACCCTTCGGCTTTGCGCTGGCGAACTTGGCCTGACGCCCGTTTCCCGCTCCCGCCCCACCATCCGAGATGACGATGCGAACGAAGACCTATCCTTCTTGGATTGATGACGGATCGGAGATCCCCGACCCCTTCGGCTATGGCGAGCGCGCGGTGAACTTTCTCCGCAACCTTCGCCATCCCAAGAGCACCCTTCCGGGCCACGCCTTTGCGCTTGATCCTTGGATGGAACGGATCATCCGGCGCATCTATGGGCCGCGCCATGCCGACGGCACGCGCATCGTGAAAACCGTCTTTGCGATGATCCCGCGCGGCAACCGCAAAACCACGCTTGGCGCTGCCTTGACGCTTCTTCACGCGATCGGTCCTGAGAAGGTGCCAGGCGGGCAGATCGTTTGCGCCGCTGCCGATCAGAAACAGGCGCGCATCGCCTTCGAAGAGGCGACGAGCGTCATCCGCGCCGACAAGCGACTCGTCTCGCTCGTCGATATTGCCGACTACCGCAACCGGCTTCGCGACAACCGATCCGGCTCGATCGTCGAGGCGATCTCGGCAGACGCCAAGACGCAGCACGGCCGAACGCCGACCTTCACCCTGATGGACGAACTTCATGCATGGCCGAAGCGCGATCTATGGGAGGCCCTGAAAACCGGACTTCTGAAAACGCCCGGAAGCCTGAACGTCATCATCACGACGGCAGGGCGTGGGCAGACCTCGATTGCCTTCGAAACCTACGACTACGCCCGCAAGGTCGCGCTTGGCGAAATTGACGACCCGGCGACGCTGCCGATCATCTTCGAAGCGCCGAAGGATTGCGATTGGCGAGACGAAGCCGTCTGGCATGCCGTCAATCCCGGCCTGTCATGCGGCTATCCCGATCTCGACGGGCTTCGCCAGTTTGCCCGCGAAGCCGCAAACCGTCCCGGCGATCGTGAGTCCTTTCGCCAGTTGAACCTGAATGTTTGGCTCGATCACCATAATGACCCGTTCGTCGAGATGGACGTTTACGACGCGGGCCGCGATCCGATCGATTTCGAACGGCTGAAGGCGGTGCCGTGCTTCATCGCGGTCGATATGTCGATCTCGACGGACCTTTCGGCCGTCGTCGCGGCGTGGCGCGATCCCGACGACGAGGAAGCCTTCATCGTCCGGCCCTTCTTCTTCTGCCCTGCGAACAATCTTCGCGCCAAAGCAGAGAAGGACGGCGTTCCCTATCCGACATGGGCCGAAGCCGGCTTCATCACGCCGACGCCCGGCGACGTGATCGACTATCGCGCCATCGTCGAGTGCATCCGCGAACTCGTCGCGACCTTCACCGTTGCCGAGATCGTTTATGATCGCGCCTATGCGATGCCCGTCGTTTTGGGCCTTCAGGAATACGGCATCGACGCGACTGCGATGGCGCTCGATCCGAAGTCGCAGAATGACGGCGTGATGCGCCTCGAAAGAGCGATCGGCGCGCGCAAGTTCAGCCACGGCGGACACCCGGTGCTTCGCTGGAACATGGCGAACGTCTCGATCTACACCGGCCCTTCAGGGCTTCGAACCATGCACAAGGGCCGCTCGACGGATCGGATCGACGGGGCTTTCGCCGCGTGGATGGCCGTTGCCCGTGCGGCCTCGAATGACTTCACCCCGTCCGTTTACGCCGACCCCGATTGCGATCCCGCGTCGTGGTTCGCAGCCGCATAAGGAACCCGATGCCGCGCGCCACCGAATACGATCTTTCAGTTCAGATCGAAGCGAAGATCGACCGCCTCGAGAAGCAGATGGCGAGGGCCGACAAGCTCGTCGATCGGCAGTTTCGTTCAATGGAACGCCGCGCAGAGACAGCCGCAGGCCGCTTTGAACGTTCTATGGCGAAGGCGGCGGCTGGAATGCAGTCGCGCCTTTCGGGGCTCGGCAAGGGCTTCCTAGTCGGCACGGCTGGCCTTCTCGGCGTTCAGTCGGCGAAGGAAATCGCTCAATACGCCGATCAATATCGCGGCCTTCAGAACTCGGTTCGCGATGCCGGGCGTTCGGGCGCCGATCTCACCAAGACTTTCGGTGATCTCTTCAGGATTGCGCAGGATCAGGGCGCAGCGATCGGCTCGCTCGTCGGGCTCTATCGTGATGCCGCCGCAGCCGGCGACGTCCTGAACGCCACCGAAGCCGATCGGCTGAAGTTCGCGTCGGGCGTTGCCAATGCGCTCCGGATCGAGGGCAAAAGCGCGGTCGAAGCTGCCGGGCCGCTTCAACAGCTTGGCCAGCTTCTCGCCGCCGGCACCGTTCGCGCCGAAGAGTTCAATTCGGTCAATGAGGGCACCCGGCCGATCCTTCAGGCCGTCGCCGATGGCTTGGAAGAGGCAGGCGGCTCGATCGCGAAGCTCCGCAAGCTGGTGCTCGACGGCAAGGTTTCTTCGGAGGCGTTCTTCCGCGCCTTCCTCGCCGGATCGGACAAGCTCGCCGATCGCGCCGACAAGGCTGAAGGCCGCGTTGGGCAGTCGATGAACCGCATCGGCAATGCGATGATCCTTCTCGCCGGGCACATCGACGAGGTTTCCGGCGCCTCCGACAATGCCGCCGCTGGCCTGAACGCCGTGGCAACGGTGATTGAGAAGCTGCCGGGCTTCATTGACGCGGCCGTGCAGGGGATGGGCGCGCTCACGAAATATCTGAGCGACCTCGGCAACTCGTCGGTGTTCAAGAAGCTGAATGAGCTTCTCGGCATCAACGAAATGACACCCGACGAGCTTCGCGCCTACGGCATCAATCCCACCAAGGAAACGGCCTCATCGACACCGGACGGCCGGATTGCGCATGCCTTCGACGTGACCGCAGGCACCGGCGTTCCCGAGGGTGTTGCTGCGGCGGGCAAGGCGGGCCGCGTGATCGGCGAAGGCGCGAAGGATGCCAAGGTCAGCCTGAAGGACTTCTCGACGGCCGTTGACGACGTGTCTGGCGATTTGGGCAAGGCAGCCGGCAAGGGCATGCTCGACTTGATCGGCCTCGCAGAAGGCACCGATCGCGGACGCGGCTACAACGAAACGCTCGGCTACGGGAAGTTCACGGGCGGCGACAAGAACCTCGTATTCATGACGCTCGATCAGATCGACGCGCTTCAGTCGAGCATGCTTCAGCATCCCGACAACACCTTCAACTCGTCGGCACTCGGCAGGTATCAGATCGTTCAGAAGACGCTTCGCGGCCTTCGCGGCGAGCTTGGCCTGTCGGGCGACGAACTCTTCTCGCCGGAGCTTCAGGACCGTCTGGCAATGCAGCTTCTTCGTCGCCGGGGCGGCGATGTCGCCGGCTTGCGCAGCGAATGGCAGGGGCTTCGCAAGGTCGATCCGACGATCATTTCGAAGGCATACAACTCCGAAACGTTTTCGATGCCGGCGATCGATCCCGGCTATGCCGCACAGCAGCAGGCATCAATCGACCGGCTCAAAGAGCAGCGCGAGGCCTATCAGCAGATCGTCGATGGCTCGCGCGAGTTCACGATTGCGCAGCAGCAGGAAATGGCGGCGCTCGGCATGTCGTCGCAGGCCGCAGCGAAAGCGCGATATGAAACCGAAATGCTCAATCAGGCCCGACGCGCCGGGATTGAGTTGACGCCTGAACAGCGAAGCCGGATCAGCGATCTTGCGTCCGGCATGGCCGAGGTTGAGGAGAAGACGAAAAAGGCGACGAAATCACAGGAGGAGATGAAGACCGCACAGGAGTTCCTGAAGAACGGCATTGCCAGTTCGTTGACGGGCATCCTGATGGGCACCGAAACCGTTGAACAGGCGCTTCAGCGGCTTTTGGCGAGCCTTGCAGAGGCCGCTCTTCAAGCCGCCCTTCTCGGTCAAGGCCCGCTGGCGGGTCTTTTCGGCGGCGCTGGCGGCGGCATCCTTGGTGCGATCTTCGGCTTCGCCGATGGCGGCATCGCCGCGAATGGAAAGCCGCAGGCGCTTCCTCGCTTTGCCAAAGGTGGCGTTTCACGATCCGCAGCCATCTTCGGCGAGGCCGGCCCTGAAGCGGCCGTGCCGCTTCCCGATGGCCGTCGCATTCCCGTCGATCTCCGCACACCGAATGTCGGGCACACCGGCGCGGTGACGAACACGAACGTCTCGACGGTCAATATCGCCCCGGCGATCTCGATCAAGATCGACGGGCGCGGCAATGACGAGAAGACAAACGCGGCGATGGCAAAGCAGACGGCCGCAGCCGTCGAGAACTCTGTGAGGTCGATTGTTCAGAGCGAGTTGCGTTCGGCGATGCGACCGGGCGGTATCGGCTTCAACTCAGGCTTCGGAAGATAAAAAAGGCGCACCGGCAGAGAACAGGACCGGCGCGCCTTTACAGAGACCGGATAAACTGCCGAGAAGGAGTATCGGCAGCGCATCCACCCTCTCTTATATGGCGGTCGCGCCGGAATGCAGAAAATAATCTTGCGAAACACGGATTTTCTTCGCGTCGGGTCGATGCTATAATCGTTGCACACAGAGAGGTCATGCCGGCCCGAGCTTTGTCAGTTCGGGCCGGACTATATCGACCTCGTTTCAAAGGGTGGGCGGAATACGAGACCGCCCCCATCAGGCCAGTCGAAGCCGCCCGGAAGATCGGTAGTGATCGCTCCCCGATGGAGAACATCGGACGCCCACTCCGGTTTGTGCCGAAGGTGCGCCCGCGCGCGACCTTGAAAGACAATCACAAAAAGACGACGCTCTGCGAACGCCTCAGAGGAGGCACTGCAACGTCGGTCACGCATCGGTCGCGGTTTAGGGCCGGGCGTGAAGTGCTGCGGCTACGGCCGTGGCGACCGGGATGGCTGAAAGGCCGGGTTTCGGAAGTGATGACGCGGTAATGGTCCCCGCCGCGTCGGCTCGACAAGCCAAACTTCTACATCGAACTGTCATACGCAGGATGAACCCCTTAGAAGGACGATGGCAGGCTTTTGGCCTTGCTTCCTTCTAGGGGGAAAGAACTATCTCCGCAGGAATGACACACTTACACGACCGACAAATCATGTTGAGCAGTTTTGTAGACAAGCAGAAAAAATCGACAGGCGAGCGCAGCGAGCCTTCCGAGCGAAGCGAGGTGCTAGACCACGCCTAATGAGCTGCGAAACAATTAGATAGGTCATTAATGATCTATACTTTGATTATTTGAGGCGATACTGAATTTCTTGCTAGACGACGCCTGACATTTGAATCATAGACGCCCTCGCAATTTCCAAAGCGAGGGGAATCCATGGAAATCACACTGTCCCGGCCCGAATTCTGGACCATCGTCGAGAAGCTCGTCGAGGCCGCAGCGGCTGTCTGCCCGATCACCGGCGCACCGGATGCGAGGAACGCCGTCGCGGTCGTCCTGGCTGGCTTCGCCGGCATCTCGGTCGCGGCCGAAGAGGGAGAGGGAGACGCGGCGTGATTGCTGCCGGCGCCTATGGGCAAATTTCTGCCGGAGGAATTTTCTGCATTCGGACCAACGATGCCTATACCGACAAATACACGAGGGAAGCACCATCCGGACTCGTGACAAAAAGTGGAGAACCAGAATGAGTAAGAGGACAGCCGCAGCAGCGGCACGCCACGAGGCAGAAACGAATGGCGAGGGCTTCGAAGTCCTCGTGACCTTTCCAGATGCTGACGGGACGGTGTCCCCGGCGGTCGAGAGCGCGATGCGGACGATTGGAGCGAACGCCGCGCTCGAAGCAGTCAATAGTTTCATCAATGATTTGACGGTCGTCGAGATCGAAGTCGATGGCGCATCGGTTGTCGGTGACTTCGTCGCGTATCAGACCGACGAGGGCCGTCAGCTGGCGGTCTTTTACAAAGATCAGACGAAGATCGTTCCCATTGGCGAGGGCCCGACCGGGGAAGCGCCCGGCGAGGTTCTTCGGGAATTGGTGAAGGCCACTGAGGCAATGAGTGGCGCGGACTTTGTCGCGCCTCCTAGCGGTTCGTGACCACGGTCCGCCAGCGACCTCATCGCGGCATCGACCTATGGCATGAGAGACGCTTTATCTTTTGAGAAAAACTTGATAACGGAAGAACCAGCGCGGCACATATGCCGCGCTGGCTAGCCCCTTTTGGAAGGGGGCTGACAGACCGCCCTTGTGGAAGGGAAGATCTATCGTTCTGGTGTTCGGATGCCGTGGCTGGAACCGGTGGCGTCCGAACGACCCATATATAGACAATGCCGCAGATGACGCGAAGCTTAATATCCGTGATTTTGCCGGATCTGGTGAGTTATCAACGCAATTCACCGCTTCTTCCTGTGGATATCGCTGTGGATAATTCGGGCGCTTGTTAGCAATTACAGCTGTTTAGGGTGGGCCTGATCGGGTTATGCACAGCCTGTGATTTGCGGGGATAACCCCCAGAGGCGGCTGCGATAGCCGCCGCATGGGCTTTCTCGCTACCTCGCCCTCGGCGTTCTCCAAAACGCGCTCACGAATCGTCATTGCGCTTGTTGAGGCATGGGGCGCGCCTAGAGCTTGCTGGCGGTCGCTGGCGATGATGTTGCGCCCTGCGGAGTCAGCATATTCATCCTTCAATGCATATCGGGAAGCACCTATGGCGCTGCCTGCCAAAACCCATGGCGAAAGTCGCGATAATGCGATAACGTTGCGTTAAAAAGAGCGTGTATAATCCGAGCCGAATTGGGTCTTAATGAATGGTCCATCTGGATATTCTTCTCAAAATCATACAGATTGCATTCTACGTCGTTGCTGCTGTTATAGCTATCATGACGTATATTAAAGCTAAGAACGGACTTCTTAATGCCGTTAATACAGAATATCAGAAGCGCGTTATTGAAAGGCTCTCCAACATTTCTGAAGAGCTTTTCGCCGAATTTGATATAGCCTCAGAGGATTCGTGGGCAAACGATAACATTGCGGATATAATATTTTCCAGCGTGAACGAAGAGGCTCTTCGAAACAAGCATGAAATAATTACGAACAAAATGACGATTTCTGGATATCAGATTCCTCAAAAATTCTTAAATATGCGATCACAGATCACCCGTTTTGAGTTTGACCCGTTCATACCAGACCCGATTCGATCAATGATCTTGGAATATCTGAACTCTCGACTAGGGGCTTTATCTAAATCATGCCACATCGCATTTGAATTGTATGAAAAAGGATTATCGGAAGGAAATTACTGGGACGATCTAGATGGCAACAAGCATTGGTTACATAATAAAATTATGGATTCTCTTAGAAAAGAAGGATTCGGGATCGACGACAGCCAAGCAAAAGTGAATGAGATTCGCAAAGCGATCCAAAATTATTTCAATAGTTTTGATACTATTAGCAGAACGTAG